CTTAGCAATGCCGTCTCATTCTAAGGCGTGCCACAAATTTTTATGGTTAATATTGTGGTTTAAACCCCCATTTCACCACTGGGACGTGGGTGTGCTTTTAAAGAGCACTAACTTTCGTGGTGTGATTTGCGAGAAGACTTGGCCATATCAATTTATGATATGTTTGGCCTCGTATTGGTGGTTCCCGTGAAGACTCTGCGTCCAACCATGGACTAACTTCAAATAAATCATCTCGCAAAAGTCCCTTGTGGTATTTCGATATCATTTCCACTTCCGTTAATCCCTCATATCGTGTGTTAAATGCATGATAAAAACACTCCTTTAACTCCCTCCAATATGTTGTATATATATGTGTTGGATGCAAGAACAATTCTCGTTGTATACTATCCATTTTTTGTCGAGTAATTTCCTCATCCCGCGATACATCATGAACATATGCAGCTGTATTTCTCAGTACTTTTAAGTCCAACGGACCCACCACGGTATTCAGTACTGGATGCCACATAAATGATCTCTTTAAAAACGTGATATCTCGCAGACTCGAAAAAGGTTTATCATGGTCTTTCTTTGTTGCAGCAGTAAATCCAATTCCCAAATCTCTCATTACAGCCGAGTATGTAATTGCATTAAAGCGATGTTTAATTCCTTCCGCCACGCCCACTGCTATGTCATCACCGTACACTGGATCATATACTTGGCGCTCAAATAAATCTAAAAGATCTTCTTCTGACATTTTCAAATGTTGTCCCACCAACAAATACCACGCATATGCCACATACATTTTATTTATCAACGAATTGTACAATGCTGTTAACCCATGTCCACTAGGCACTGAATGGTTGGTTATATAGGCCATGCCCTTTCCGACTCGTAAAGTTTCACACAAATACATTAATAAAACCAGAGCCAACATACGATATTCCTCATATTGACATGCTGATAACTCCTCATTCAACACTTCCTGAAATTCCCGACGCATGGCTCCATCCCAAAACCGATAATCTCCATCAAACAAATTCGGGTACTTCCGCAATAACTCCCAAAAATCCATCCACTCAACACTTGTTGCGTTGATTCCTATCAAAATACCAGTCTTTAAACGATGTTTCATGAAATAGGCAGACAACCTACCAAAATATTTCCTAATTAGTATATTAAACTCAATAGGTCCTGCTGCAAACAACCGAGGTTTATCCGTCTTGGCATTATCACGAAGCTCATCTTTTAAACAATCCTTAAACACAACCTGTTCCCAATCCTTCTTGCCACTCCGTGCCATTTTTTCCAACTCATCTGTTCTCTTCCGCAACTGTGGATGCATTTCACCTTTTTCATAATCCAACCAGTCCTTATTCAACCCCTTGAAGTTAGACCCAGCTGATGAATCGGGGTTCATCTTTTTCAAAATTCCTGTCTCATCCGAAAACCCTGACACCATTTCCTTCTCCGTTAATGGCTCTATCACTCCTTTTGGCATCACTTTCCTCAATAGTCTCCTAACATGCTTTCCAGCAAAAGCTAGGGCTGCTGCATTAACACCCGATGGAGCTGTCATAAAATTCTTCTTCCTAGCCTCATCATAAACGAATGCTTCACGTACAGTCCCGTCTTCATCAACCACGGTCTTTTTTCCCGTCAACTGTGCTGGTGCCCTCTCCACGCCAGTCGGAC